GCCATTACCAGCGTTGCGCGAGTGCGCCTATTTATTTCTTTGTGGGCTTAGCTGCTCTTACGATGTTCCCCCTAATGGCAGCGCTGATTTGCGCGGGGGCTCGTATGTGGTGCAGCTTTCCGATGTCAAGGTCGGTCAGGGTGCGTGCCGTCTCGAACGCGAGCTCGAAGCGTTCTATTTCTTGCACTGAGACCTGCATCTCAGTGGCAAAGAGACTGGTAGCATAGTCCCTGCCTAATTCTGTCAACTCGACAAAGGGCGAATCAAACTGTTCGAACCAACGTGCACCTTCCGAGGCCAGGGCCTCTTGTTGTTCTGTAAATGTTAGTCCGTCAGTGAGTCGCAACACGGCTTTTGCCCATGGTGTGATGAACGGTGTGTTCGGGTCGGTCGTTAAGTAACCAAGTGCGCGTCGACGCAAGACAAGTGCGTTCGGTACGGTCGCTGGCGTGGCGCTCAATCCAATCTTACGGATTTGGCGGGGTACATCACAGCAGCTCTCGTCAGTTGTCCACAAATCAATGTAAACTCTGCCTAAGAACTTCACTGGATGGCCGCGTGGCACTAGTTCAGCTTTCATGGTTAAGCCAGCCTTCTTAAAGGATGCCTCAAGCTTGCTAGGGTCAATATCAAACGTGCAACCATCATCTCCGCCATACAATCCCAACTTGTCATAAGCATCACTCGGCAGTGGATTAACCATGCGGAGTGCGTAATAACAGTGAAAGGCATTTATAAGCGTGTTACGGATGCTCGTAACCGGTGAACCGGAAATCGTTGTTTGACCTGTGTTGTACTTCACGTGATACTTCGTAATGCCCTTAGCATTATGTTCCCGTTCAAGCAGCTCGATGGCTTCTGACCTGTATTCGTCAGCGAAATATCTCGCAAAGATGGACTGTACGAGCTGACTGTGAATGGACCCACAAGAGCCATCCAAGCGCGATATATCGCTGGGAATACAAATAGCGGCCGTCGCAGCCTTGCGCCTGAGTTCCTCCGTGAATTCCCTCGGGTGCTTGCCAAAGGCGTACCAGTGCTGCTGCTTCATCAACTTAGCAATAGCGTAAGTGAACGAGCTTAAGCGCACGTTATGATCGGTTGGGACCGTTGAAATGTTGCGTGGGTCTGTTATTTTGGCGTAAGCCTCAGCTTTTTGAAATGCTTTAACAACAAATGGGACACCGAATGCCCACGGTCTATTCTGCTCTATCTTAGCTTTCTGACGCGGCTTGAGCTGTTGGGCCTCTACCTCATCAGCGCTGACTGGAGCACCGATTCCGACTATTTCGTCGGGTACGACTTTTCTCACAAATTCCTGGAAACATTGCAGCATAAACGGTGGATAACTTCTCACCGTGTTGGCAATACTGACAATTCTGCCGTTGACACAGGCATTATCGTTGTTATACGACCTTGCTGGTGCATACCCATCCTCAAGATACGCTGGCCCCACTTGTCGCATTGAAGGGGTTCCATCCTCTGTTACTAGAGGCCCCAACGTCTGGTAAGTGAACGCGTCGTCTGTCTCGAATCCGCATGTTTGTATGCGTCGGTACTGCTTGAAGAGTGTAGGATCACTCTTCCACAAGGCTATCAAGATCGATGCCATGGCTGCATGATATTTAGAGTCCCCAATGTTTAATTGATTCAGGATTCTTTCAACATCTGAAATTTGTGGTGCTTTGGCAAGTGACATTCTATGTAAGATTGTCTCAAAGCTGCGATCATCTACTACTGCGGACTCCGAGGCGCCGGCAAACGACATGGCGTGGTACAGGATGGTTTCCTTACCCTCTTGTTGCTGGTAGCGCATGTAGTTAGCTTGTCCGTGGGAGATATCCCGTCTCTTCAATCGTGCTCCTGGCACGAGCCATCCGAAGCCATAGATCTTGGCTATTGGTGAGAACACTACCAGTTTTCTGTTATGGTCCACTGTTCGGCGTTGTTCTACTAAATATACAACGCTGTAGCCCCAGTGGTCGACAATAATACAATCATGGTCGTAATCCCACAACTTATGTGTGTACTCAGCTCCTCCATTGATCTTCTCGGTTACAGTGTCGTCAGTGATACTATACGTCCCATTTGTGGTGCGGCCTCCTGGTGTTAAGGGGCTGAACGTGTATATAACGGCAGCATGTCCATCTAGCAAGCGGGGCATATCGACATAATAGTCAACATCAATAAGCATGTAAGCGTGCTTACTGCCCAGCTTGTCCGAGCGCACTGGCATGGCAAAATCCTTAGCTGTGTAATAGTAGCGTGAGCCACTAAGCCCGTCACGCATGTCTTTTGTGGACATGGAAACACTATAAGGTATTAATCCTGCCATGGTCAGCACTTGTCTAAGGACGTTGTTGGCCCACGTCCTTGTGCTGGCTGCTTCTGGATGCGTATGAGCGCCAAACTTGCTGGCGTCAATCAAAACCTGGCGGAAATGCTTCCTAAGGTCGTCCGATTGTCTGGACGTCAATGATTGTAGGCACCTTGATGCCACTCTCATACCGATTGAATGCCGGGCTGCTTCCAACATGGCCCATCGTTTCTTCCACAACAACCAGAGGACAACAGTGGCAAGAACATAGATTAGTTCTATGTAGCCACCTGTTATAGCACCTAGGCTGTATTTGGCGATGGGTAATGCGTGCTTGGGAGTCAACCAATCCGGCAGTAGTATTAGCCCTCTCATGTAGAGGAGGGCCATTAATGCCCCAATAACAATTAAAGACAAAGCGTCCATCATTGTAGAGAATTGATAAGTTCAAATCTTGGGGTTGTTGTAAGTTGGTTTCTTACTATACGCGTAATTAACTC